ATATATAGAAAAATATGGCACGCACAATATTATTTAAAAAACAAAGAAAGAATTTCAAAAGAACATAAAGAGTATCATGAAAAAAATAAAGAAAAACAAAATGCTAGATCTAGACAATATTATTTAGAAAATAAAGAAAAACTAAATCAAAAGGGTAAAGAACATTACTACAAAAATTGGCATAAAGTACAAGAACAACACCGAAAGTGGAGAGAAAACAACAAAGAAAAATTAAAAAAACATTATTATAGTGAGTCCAATCAAAAAAAATTAAAAGAATACAGAGAAAAAAATAAAGAAAGAGCTAAAAAATTACGACAAAAACGAGATAAAAAAAATAGAAAAAAATTAAATAAATACACAAGAGATAGAAAAAAAACTAATCCTAGTATTAGAATAAGACATCAATTATCAAATAGACTGTGGAGTGCTTTAAAAAGAAACAATCTTTATCAAAATAAATGTGCATCTACTATGCAACTTGTTGGATGTACTATTGAAGAATTATGGAAACATTTAGAATCTAGTTCATCTTGGGAGCCGTGGATGACACGGGAAAATTATGGTAAAGGGGGTTGGGATGTTGATCACATATTACCGTGCGCTTCTTTTGATTTAAAATGTCCAGTTCAACAATTAGCTTGTTTTCATTGGAGTAATCTTCAACCATTAGAACATATTAAAAATGTAAAAAAAGGAAGTAAAATTTTATGAAAACAATTGTATTAGGACCTCCAGGAACTGGGAAGACTCACACACTTTTAAATAAAGTAGATGATTATTTAAAAGAAACTGATCCAGACAAGGTGGGTTACTTTGCCTTTACAAAGAAAGCAGCAAACGAAGCAAAAGAAAGAGCAATGGATAAATTTAATTTAAGCGAAGATGATCTTCCATATTTTAGAACTCTACACTCGCTCGCTTTTAGAAGGTTAGGAATTAACAAAGAAAATGTAATGCAACGTAGACATTATGAAGACTTAGGACAAAAAATAAATTTGCCTTTGGATTATAATGACTATGATGAAGAAGAAACTGGATTGTTCACCACTAAAAGTGATTACTTAAGAATTATAAATTTAGCTAAATTAAGAAACATTACCATTGATCAACAATTTAATTTGGGAGAACATAATCAAGATGTGGAATATGATAAACTTAACATAATAGCTAATGAACTAGACAGATATAAAAAAGAATATAACCTAATAGATTTTAATGACATGATACTAGACTTTGTTAAGTCAGATAAATCTCCTAGATTTGATGTAGTATTTATAGATGAAGCTCAAGATTTATCTAGAATGCAGTGGGATATGGTTAATCATTTTAATACACAAGATTCTTTTATTGCAGGTGATGACGACCAGGCTATCTTTAGATGGGCTGGTGCAGACGTTGATTCTTTTATTACTCAAACAGGGAAGATGTTACATCTTACGCAATCAATGAGAATACCTAAAAAAGTTCACGACTTTGCTATGAAAATTATAGAGAGAGTTTCAAACAGAATTTATAAAGAATGGAAACCTAAGACAGTAGAAGGATCTGTTAGAATGTATGAATCATTTGAAGATGTGGACTTAAGCAAAGGAGAATGGATGGTTTTAACTCGAACTAGGCATATGTTAGAAGCAATAGAAGAGACATTAACAACTAAAGGATTATATTTTGAAAATAAATTTAAAAAATCTTTTGAAAAAGATATTCAAGACGCAGCTATTGATTGGCATAATTTATTAAAAGGACAATTATTAAACTATCGACAATTAGAAAATATATCTAAATACATGGGGCCAAGTCATTGGCATAAGAAAAAAATGAAAGGAATGGTTAAGGAAGCTTTTTATGGAATAGATCAATTAGTTAAAGATTATGGACTTCAAATTAAATTAAATTGGTTTGAAGCATTTAATGACTGTTCAACAGATAGAAAAGAGTATATAAGAGCTATGAGAAGAAATGGAGAAAGCTTGAAAGAAAATCCTCGAATACAATTATCAACTATACATAGTGTTAAGGGTGGTGAAAAACAAAATGTAGTTTTATTAACTGATCTTACGCATAATACAAATAAAGCTTACGAAAAAAATCCTGACGATGAGAACAGATTATTTTATGTAGGTGCCACGAGAACAAAAGAAAATTTACATGTTATTCAACCAAAAGATGATTACAAAAGTTTTCAAATTGGAGATCTATGATACATCCCTACGCTACAAGTAGAAAACGAGCAAGAAAAAAATGGAGACAAAGTCCTAAAGGCAAAGCATGGGACAAAGCTTATAATCAAAGACCAGAAGTTAAGGCTAGAAGAAAAGAACTTTATATTCAAAAAATAATTAAGGAATCACAAAATGACTTCAACAGTTTGGGATAAACAACACGGAGGATCACATTATAAAAATTTTAAAATTCAACCCAGTAAATTTGTGGTTGAAAATGAGTTGCTCTTCCCAGAAGGCTGTGCTATAAAATATATCTGTCGTCACAGACTAAAAGGAAAGAAGGAAGATATATTAAAAGCGATACACTTTTTAGAAATGATACTTGAAAGAGATTATAAAGAAATAGAGAAACCAAAAGAAAATAAACCAGAAGATAAAGATAACTCCTGGGGTATAATTACTAAATGATACAAAAACCTTTATTTTCACCACAAGTAGAGTGGACTCCACCAGATGAATTTCCAGACTTATCCAAATATGATGAGATTGCAATTGACTTAGAAACTAAAGACCCAGAACTTATGAAGATGGGATCAGGTTCAGTTACTGGTAGAGGAGATGTTACAGGAATAGCTGTAGCTGTACATGGATGGTCAGGTTATTATCCAATTGCACATGAAGGTGGTGGTAACATGGATCGTAAAAAAGTTTTAAAATGGTTTCAAGGTGTACTAGACACACCTGCAGATAAAATATTTCACAACGCCATGTATGACGTGTGTTGGATACGCGCGTTAGGTTTAAGTATTAACGGTCTTATTGTAGACACGATGATTGCATCGGCCCTTGTTGATGAAAATCAAATGCGTTATGACTTAAACAACTGTTCAAAACGATACACTGGAAAAGGAAAGAATGAAACACATTTATATGAAGCTGCAAAAAGTTGGGGGGTTGACCCTAAAGCAGAAATGTATAAACTACCTGCCATTTATGTTGGCGCATATGCAGAAAAAGATGCAGAGATAACTTTAGAGTTATGGCAAGAACTTAAAAAAGAAATACTTCACCAAGATATACAATCTATTTTTGAATTAGAGACAGAACTTTTCCCTTGCTTAGTTGATATGCGTTTTTTAGGAGTCCGTGTAGATATTCAATCAGCGCAAAAACTAAAAGAAGAATTACATAAAGAAGAAAAAGAACTCCTACACTTAGTAAAAAAAGAAACTGGAGTAGATACGCAAATATGGGCAGCTCGATCCATTGCGCAAGTTTTTGAAAAACTTCACCTACCATTTGACCGCACCGAAAAAACAAATTCTCCATCATTTACAAAAAACTTTTTACAGAATCACCCCCACCCACTGGTGAAACGAATAGCCCGCGCTCGTGAAATAAACAAGGCGCATACCACGTTTATTGATACCATATTAAAACATAATCACAATGGAAGAATCCATGCAGAAATTAATCAACTTAGATCAGATAATGGAGGAACAGTAACCGGAAGATTTAGTTACTCGAACCCAAATTTACAGCAAATACCAGCTAGGAACAAAGAACTTGGACCTCGTATTAGGGCCTTATTTGTGCCCGAGGAGGGCCATACATGGGGTTGTTTTGACTATTCTCAGCAAGAGCCTAGGTTGGTAGTGCATTATGCAGCTTTACAGAATCTCTATGGAGTGGACGAAGTCTTGGAAGCCTACCGTGAAGGCGATGCCGATTTCCATACTATCGTAGCTGACATGGCAGAGATACCTAGATTACAGGCCAAGACAATAAATCTTGGTCTGTTCTATGGTATGGGAAAAAATAAATTACAAGCAGAGTTAGGAGTAAGTAAAGATAAAGCCGAAG